CAGATACCTCTGTGGGAGGCGTTTGATAGTGGTTACACAAGAATCATCCAATTATGGCATAGAAGAAGTGGTAAGGATATTACAGATCTTAATTTAGTTGCACGAGAGATGTGGGAGAATGTAGGGAACTATTATTATACTTTTCCTACTTATTCACAAGGTAAGAAAGCTCTATGGGAAGGCAGAGGTAGAGATGGTGTTAAATACTTAGATTATTTCCCAAAGGAATTATTGGATGGTAAGCCTAATGATACAGAGATGAAGATTAAGTATAAGAATGGATCTATCTTTCAAATTATTGGAGTAGAGGACGCAGACAAAATAGTTGGTACTAATCCTCGTGGCATTATCTTTAGTGAGTATAGTATTCAAAATCCTAAAGCATGGGATTATATGCGTCCTATATTGGCAGAGAACAAAGGATGGGCAATATTCAATTACACTCCTAGAGGCAAGAATCATGGCTATAAACTCTATGAGATGGCTAGAACGAATCCTAAGTGGTGGGTGAGTAAACTAACAGTAGATGATACAAATTCTTTAACTCCAGACGATATTGAAGAAGAACGCAGGTCAGGGATGAGTGAAGATATGGTACAACAAGAGTTCTATTGCTCATTTATTAGTGCGATTATTGGTTCTATTTATTGGCAAGAGGTTAATGCCGCAGAGCTTAATCATCAATTCAAAGATGTACCATACGATCCAAAGTTATTAGTACACACAGTTTGGGATTTAGGAAAGAATGATAAGACGTGTATTGGGTTTTATCAAAGTGATGGCATTAGTGTTAGGAAGATTGATTATTTATCAGGTAGCAATAAGGGATTACCAGATTGGGTTAAATTAGTAAAAGAGAAGCCCTATGTGTATGGCAAACATTTTGCACCACACGATATAGGGGTAAGTGATTTTTCAACAACAGGACAACAATCACGATGGGAGATAGCAAAAGAGTTGGGGATTGAGTTTTTAATAGTTCCTAATCTTAGTGTGCATGATGGGATTGATGCAGGTAAACGATTTTTTAAGAAGCTCTATATTGATAAAACTAAATGTGCAGACTTCTTGGAAGCTATACCACAATATACAAAGATCTATGATGAGGAGCATAAGATTTTCAAGGATAAGCCATTGCACGATTGGACGAGTGATTTTGCAGATGAACATAGATATGCTTCAATCGTAGAAAACTTATTTACTAACGATAGTGAAATTAGCGAAAGCGAAAAAGCAGATCGTTTAATGTCTCGATTAAGAAATACACAAACACAAACACGTTAATGGATAATCAAGTAGATTTCACTTCACTAGGATTTGATCCCTATGATAACGATTTCCTTAATTGGTGTCTTAAGAATCGCTACAACTTGCAATTCATTAGAGAATGTAAGACGTTAGAGCGACAATCGTCTCAAATAGTGATACATAGTGATCATGAAAAGATTGTGCAACGAATTGACGACATAGTTATCCACAAGCGATAATTTGACTTTTCTTTAGAATTGTGTATCATTAAGTAAGTATATAAAATATTCATTTCTCCAACCGAAACCAAAGGGGAGGCGCTAAATGCGTCTCTTTTATTTTATGGAAAATAAGCGTCCAACATTAAATGATCCCCAAGAATTTGCTTTAATTAAGAGTATTTATTTTATAAAAGATGGCGAAAAGAATGAGCATACAGACCCTATTGAGAATTTAGAACGCCAAGAATCTAAATATAGAAACACAAATAAAAATTCACGATGAAAATTCAACAAGAGTTAGATACTATAAAAAGCAATTATAATAAAACTATTGATAGAGTTGAAGGATTAAAGTTTTCACAAAAGAAACTTATTCGAATGATTGAGTTTTATAAAGATAGTAAATACCTTAATGGACAAAAGGATGAGTTGATGAGAGAGAAGCCTTTTTACAATATTTTAAATGGCATCTCCGATATGGAGAACGCAGCCAAAGATTTAGATACTAAAGATATTACCGTAACCTCTGATGATCCTAATCATTATTTAGAGGCTTTTTTATTGAGCAAAGACATCCAAGTGTGGATGAAGGAAGTAAATTTTGGTAAGACCTTAAACGATATTAGAAATACTGATACTGACTATGGCTCAGTCTTAGTTAAAAAATGCTATGAAATTTATGAAGATAGCGACAAGAGAACATTAAAGATTGAATTGCCAGACTGGAAGAATGTAATTACTGACCAAGTATCTTTACTTGATGGCGCTATTGTTGAGGAACAATTTATGACAGCCCCAGAGCTAGCTAAGATGAGCGAATGGGACACTAAAGCTGTAAATAGCGTATTGGATAAGTTAGCAACAATGGGTTCTGGCAAAAGAGTGCCTGTCTATGAATTGAGAGGAAAGTTTAGCCAAGCAACCTATAAGCAAGTAGAGAGCGAGAAGGATAATGTGCCATACAAGGCTACAGCCAAAGATAAACGAACCTATACAAACCAATTGTATTATGTTGCAGGCGATCCTGTTGAAAACGCTAGACAACCCTTTAATGTTGATACTTTAACTGTTCTTTATTGTGAAGATAATACAGAAGAAGTTTACAAATACAAAACCAGAAAGAGACGAGCAGGTAGAGCATTTGGCGTTGGTGTTTATGAGGAAGGAGAGGAAGCTCAAGTTTGGACGAACGATACAGTTCTCAAACAATTTAGAGCGATGGAATATACAACAAAGGTTATCATGCAGACAGCCTCTAAAAAGTTGAAAGGTAGAAACGTTTTAACTGAAATGGATGATGGTACTACATTAGAACATGAGGACGACAAGCCTGTTACTAGAGTAGAGTTATTACCTAGTGGTGGATTACAACAATATCAAAACCTTATTACTCAGTGGAATACTCAATTAGAGAAAGCTACCTCAAGTTACGCAGCCCAAAGAGGTGAAACACCTCCTAGTGGAACTCCTTATAGACTACAACAAGTAGTGCTAAACCAATCAGAGAGTGTGTTTATTAACCTCCTAGAGGATATGGGCATCTTTGTAGGAGAAATCTTTAATGATTGGATTATGCCTTATTTGGCATCACGAATGAATCGAGAGCATATACTCGCATACGAATTTAGTGCAGAGGAACTTAAAGAGATTGATAAAAACTTCTCAATTAAGAACGCCAACGACAAAGCTGCAGAGTTAATGCTACAAGGTAAGATTGTAACTCAAGAGCAATATGATGCATTCTTGCAAAGCGCAGAAAGCTTTATTAAATCAACGAAAGGACAACGATTTATTCAAATCCCTAAGAACTTTTATAAGAATCTAAAAGCTAAAGTAACGATTAATATCACAGGTGAGCAAAAGAATAAGGCAGCCATTCTTGAGAGCTTAAATAGCGTAATGACAGTCTATATGAATGCTAAGAAAGCAGGACTCGATCTATCAAAAGACCCAGTATTCTCATTATTACTTAATAGCGTAATTGAAATTTCAGGGTCGGGAATTAGCCCAGTAATGATTAATAGCGCTATTAGCGAACAGGCAACACAGCAAGCGAGAGAACAACAAACAATAGCACAACAACAACCACAACAAGCGCCACAACCAGCCCCATTATCATTAGCAACAAACCCACAATAATATGGCTAGCGCAAAACCACTATTTGAGTTTTGGAAGGATAGCTCAACGAGAGACAATGTACATGAATACTTAGTGCAATATCTTAAAGACGAAGCTGTACGAATGCTAATGGACAAAGAAGACGTTATTGGAATCGCAGAAGCTAAGGAGTTTATTGATAAGGCATTTGATAATATGGATTTACTCTTTGAATCAAAGCCTAAAAGTAAAAAAATTATTAATGAATCACGATAATGGCAAAATCAAAAAAGAAAAAAGATAAAAAAGTAGCAGAAGAATACCATAAGACTAAAGGTAAGGTATTCAAAACTCCTCAAAGTAAATGGCGATTTGATATGACAGGAGGACGAATGATGTAATCAACACTTAATGCTCCTTTATGGGGGCATCATAGTGGGGAATACCCACGCGGACAACGGCTATCCATAAACCGTCTAAACGCTTGCCAGTAAGCATATTCTGGCGAAAACCTATGACTGATGAAGTCAAAGACGGCGCTACAGCCAAAGATGTAGACGTAGATACCGACACTACGAATGATGAAGGTGATGGTGTAGAGGAAACACCAGAAGTTCTAAAAAAGAAGTTAGAGGAAGCCAATAAGGCTAAATCTCAACTTACTGCTAGAGCTAAAACGGCAGAAGCTCGTCTAAAAGAGCTAGAAGCCAATCCTCAAGGTAATAATAAATCAAACGATCCACAGCTTAGTGATGAACTTAAACTGATTGCTCGCGGATTATCCGATGAAGCGATCGAGCAAGCTAAAGTGATTGCTAAAGGTAAGGGGCTAACTCTTACAGAAGCGATTAAAGACCCTTTATTCGAAATCTACCAAAAGGATTTGGCAGAAAAAGAACGTAGGGAGAAGGCTAAACTTGGTGCTTCAAAAGGTTCTAGTGAATCTCAAGAAGAAATCACTGGATTCCAAGCAGGGGCAACCCGTGAGGAACACGAAAAGGCATACAAAAAGCTAGTGGGTAAAAAATAATGGCATTTCCTACAGGATCTGAAACATTAACTACGCTTGATGCTTTTATCCCTGAAGTTTGGGGAGAGAAGATCAACGAGTTTTACAGATCAAAATTGGTAATTGCAGAGTTCTTCGTAGATCGAAGTTCTGAATTATCAGCAGGTGGTGATACTTTGTACACCCCTAACACAACAGAGTTTACAGCATCATCTAAAACAAATGCAACCGCTGTAACTTTGAATCAACCTACAGAAACCAAGGTAACCTTGTCTGTAGATCAATGGTATGAATCTTCATTCGCCATTGAAGACCGAGAAGCAGCTCAAGTCAAACATTCTTACTACCTTATGGAAAGGTATGCTAAGAACTCAGGCTATGCAGTTGCTAAGAAGCTAGAAACAGAGCTTGCATTGTTATTTGATAACTTTAGCAACTCAGTTGGAGCTTCAACAACTAACTTGGCAGACAGCGAAATCAGACAAGCTATTGCTTATCTTGAAGCCGCAGACATTGATACTACTCAAGACGTAGCATTCTTCATGCACCCAAATGTATTTTGGAAGCAAGTGCAAAATCTTGATAAGTTCTCATTGGCTATCAACTCTCCAGTAAATGATCCTACAGGCAAGACCCCAAAGGCTACCTTGTATGGAATCCCTGTATATATCTCAACAAATATCCAGCAAATTTCAGGAACAGTTGGTAGATCAAATGCTTTAGCTCATAAAGATGCTTTGCATTGGGCAACATCTCCACTAGGAACAGGAGGTTCTATGGCAGGAGGTTCGATGACAGGCAAATACGGAGTTAGAGTACAATCGAACTATATCCCAGATTATCTTTCAACTATTACAACTGCAGACTTATTGTTTGGTGTAGTAGAAAACAGAGATACCTCTGGAGTATGGATCAAGACTGCTAACTAGCAATTTAATAACAATATTATTAATTGTTTACTCCTACCCAATCCTTTTTGAGGGATAGGAGTAAAAAAGGAAACAATTATGAGTGGAAAAGTAATTTTAAGCCCAAATCCAATAAAAACTTCTGAGAGATTCGATGCCAATGGCAATGTAATAGACCCAAGAACTAAAAGGATTATTTCAAGAAAAGAGCCAGATAGCATAGCGCCCCCAATGGTAGAAGAAAAGCCCGTAGAAACCCCAA